AGGAGTCTATCTCCCCAACCACAACTGGTATCTAATACTGTTTTTGCGTTAGTTATATCATATATTGTTTTAGCAACAACTGGTTTAAATTGTGTTGCAATATATGTACCTAATCTAAAGGCACTCATATACGTTGCCTCTTTTAAATGTCTTTCACTATTAATACCTCGCCATATAGGACCTAAACATCTCCATATATCTTTCGCTGTTCCATTTGTCCATACATCTATAGGCGCTTTAAAACCATAACTAGAACATTTTAATCTTAACTCTTGCATAAAGTAATTAGAAGATGTATTAAACGTACTAGGTCCATCTATAATACCTAAACCATATTCTTTAAAATTATATTTGTAATCGTCATACTTTTCAAATACTTCTTTTTCTATTTGTTCTTTAGGTGTACATATCTTTGATGTATCAAATCTTGATAACTCAAGCATATTATTACGCATATCATCATAAGATATTTGTTTCAAAGGAAATACAGGTCTATGTTCAGCAATATATTCTGCTAATAGTTCTCTAAATTTTTCTTTACCTAACTCTTCTGTCCACCTATCAAACTGGATTGTATCCATTATAGGTAATCTATTTTCGTTAGCGTATTGTTTAAGGTCTAGGGTCTTCATTGTTCCATAATATTAATAATAACATTGGTACTATAACACACAACGCCGATAAAGTCAAGGCAAGTAATAATGTCATACTTCATTTCCCCAATGGTCCCAACCTTCAAAAGATTGGCGAGCAAATAATTCTATTCTAGGTAAGTCTCCTACTAAATCGGTAATATGCTTTCTTATTATATCTGGTTTTCTACTATGTTCTCTACGTTCACTAACAACTAATCTATCTACATTACCTGATATTCTTTTTGGTTTACCTTTAGTTGCTAGAATACATATCTCTGGATTTGCTCTTGTCCATAAACCAGGTCCTTTAAAAAAATAATTGTTAACTCTATTCTTGTTAGTCTTCACCCAATAAAAAGCTACGGTCTTATATTTAAATCCCCACTTCTCTACTATAGGTATTTGTTTATGTAATAATGGATCAGTACACCACATAAAAAGTATACAATCTTTATCTGCTATATCACCAACTGGCATATCTTCTATTTCTTTCATAGTCATAGTTGGATAATGATGAATAGGATTTGTTTGTGCCTTATCATTGTTCCAATTTTGAAAATGCCAAGGAGGATCAGCATATATTATATTGTATTTTTTATTTGGTAATTTAATTGACATAACTTACCGCCACAAATTTAATTAATAATAACATTAAACAAAACTTCCAAAATGATATTTTAGTCATAGCAAATATCTCTCCTACTCTTACAGCAAATACTATAATAGCTAGAAATAATAACTGGTCTATCATTTAGTCCATATCCATATTGGCTCACCGAAAGCATAATCTTTTTTCTCTTCTGTTGTTTCTTTTAAATCTTCTGAATAATAATCACTCTTTGCTTGACCAGCACCACCAGAGTTAAATCTTTTTGTCATCTCCATACCTATACAACCTACATATTTTAAACCACAAGATACTATATAATCGTTCATTGCATTTGTTATATCAACATAACCTTTATGTTTTGCTGAGAAAACATCAGCAATATTTATAGCAAGTATTCCACCTGGTTTTAAAGTTGGTATTATACGCCATATTGTTTTATGTAAGAAGTTTCTATTCCAACTATCTATCTCTTTATATCTTATATAACTTTGTGTAGGTTCATCACAATATTTTTCTGTATTAAAATATGGTGGTGATGTAAATATTGTATCAAAGTAATCTTCGTATTGTGAATAATCAACATCTTCAGCAGGACTGCATATCATATCAACTTTTTTATCATCTTCTAAAAATGTTTTACAATTTTTATAAAACTCTATTTGTTTTTTATAACCTATATGATTTTTTGTATTAGGATCAATACCTACATAATGTTGTGTATTATCACAAGCATAAAAACCAGCGAGTCTATCTCCCCAACCAGCAGAAAAGTCTAATACATTTTTACTTTTATAATAATCGTAAAATGCTTTTGCAATACTAGGTTTAAATTGTGAAGCAATATATTTTCTTAATGTAGTCGCCATTCTAATAGTTTGTTCGTTCACTTCTAATAATACTTTATCTAAAGTAAAAAATGCTCTTACTATTGTTTTAATACCATCAACGGTTTGCCAAGTATTATATCCGCTAGGTGTTCTAGTCCAATCTACTTTCCATCTATTCTCTATATGAAATTTATTAGAGGCATTGTTACCTGTATTATCTCTTTTAAAATATCTTTCATCTAATTTGTAATTAGATTTTCTATCGTTTCTAGGAAACCATTTGCCGTCTATTAATACATCATTATATCTAACACCTTTTAATTTATTAAAACTATCACGTGTTTGTTCATCTGATATTTTAGGTATAGGACAAGGATACGTCCATAAACATTTTGCTAGTTCATCTATTATATCTTCTTTTTCATATGAGCTTAATATAAATTTCCATTGGTCTTTATCAATAGAAAGATATGGTTTCATATCATAAAAATTATCAGCAAAATAGTTCTCTAAACTCATCCGAAAAATGCCTCCAGACTTGCTTTCTTTTCGTGTTCCCAACCTATTGAGTTTAATATAAATCTCATAGGATCAAGGAATGTTTTTTCAAATTGTAATTCATAATCAACATATTCATTTAAGTTAAACTCTTTTGGTAAAGTTGTAATATAACTAATAACATCAAACTTAAATGGATTTGCCTCTAACAATTTAATAAACTTAATCTTGTCTCCTTCTTGAATATAAGGATACTTATGTTGTAATTTAAATTCTTTTATTTGATGATTATAAATCAACGCACCTTTAACGTGAATTGGAGATCCTTTTATAAACACATCTTTAGAGCTTCCATATTTTCTCATATTATTACAAGACCTTGGAAAAGATATTGCTTCTGGATCTAAACTCATAAATTCTTTTTTAAAATCAGCAATAAACTTATGTAAATCACTTTCTTGTTTACTCATTATAATTTTAATTGCTTCTTTAATCTTACCACGACATACTTGTGGTGTAGATGATTTAACTGCTTCAATACCCATAAGTTTTAATTTAGGTTCTGCTAATCTAATACCTTCTTCATCAATAACATTTAACATATATCTTTTTTTCGCAACCCATATACCTTTATTAGCAATAACTTCTCTCTTCATTACCATTGCGTTTTTAAATGCGTTAGTATAATCAGCAAGTTCAGTAAATTGTTTTTCAATATATGGTTCTAATCTACTATCACATACTCTACCTATAAAGTCAGCAATCTGGTCATCTGTTTTATCTTTACAAGTTTTTTCTACAAGTTTATCTAATGAAACATAAATTGAATCTGTATCAGACGCAATAATATAATCTATCTCACCTTTGGTTTGTAATACTTGATTTAAATATTCGTTTACTTTCTCCTCTATAAATCTAATAATAAATTGTCCTGCTGTGGTTACAGCACTTGCTTGTCTTACATCATAATATCTAAAATATTGATTACCTATTGCACCATAACAACTATTCAAAGCAATCTTTCTTGCCCATTGTATATTATGACATCTAGCAATTTCTTTTACAAGTGAAGGCTCTTTTGTTTTTTGATATTCTTTTTTTGCTTTGAGCATTCTTTTCTTAAATACAACACGTTCATTGTAAATCTTTTGTATCATTTCAGGTAAGAATCCTTGACTATCTGTTTTAAACATTGCGCCATTTGGAGTAATGGTAGCGCCTTCTGTTTTTAGATAATCAAGTGGCGTCTTTTTACTCAACATTTTATTCACAGAAATACCAGAGCTATTAAGTCCTAGTATTTTTTCTGGAGAAATATTATATTGTACAATAATATGTGGATAAAGTGAGTTGATATCAAAAGACACCACCCATTTTTGCATTCCGATCCTTGGTTCTTTTACATAAGCACCTTCATATTTGGTGTCCTTTATGTGCTCAACCCTAGGTGGTACACAAATCTTTTTTGTCATTAAATAGTTTGCGATTAACGTATCCCAAACTCTTACCTGTGAGAATATATCATTATAGTTTACTTTAGTTTCATATGCAAATGTCAAAGACAAATCAATTAGACCTAACTTATCTTCTAATGCGTCAACTATTTCAACGTCTTGTATATTATACTCTACAAATTTTTGAAAATCTTTTGTATAGAAATCTTTAAATGTTGAATATGGATTTTCTGTTTTAGTTTGTCCTAATTCTACTTCACCAATAAAACCTAATCTATAACTCTCTTGTCTTGTTGGTATATACCATTTATATAAATCAAGATAATCTAACATTGCAATACCAAGTAGTGAATAATATGTGTTTGGTCTTCCTCTTACTACTATCTGCTCAACTTGAACAAGATTCCAAGGAGACATTCTACTTGCAACTTTCTCACCTGCAACCATCTTAATTCTATTCATTAAATATGGTAAGTCAAAAAATTTAGTATTCCAACCTGTGATAACATCTGGATAATTCTTTAACCAAAATTTCATAAACTCCATTATTAAATGTTGTTCAGACTTACATTTAATATAGGTTACATCTTTTCTATCTGTATTAAAATCACCAACACCCCAAGTTATAATCTGTTTGTTAGATTGATTTTTAACAGTAATACATAACAACTCTTCAACTGGATTATCTACATCTGGAAATCCATTTTCACAACTACACTCTATATCAAGTGTAAATATTTTAATTAAATCTTTAGACCATTTAATTTGATTCTTATAGTTCTCACTAATCCATTGATAATGATATCTTTCTAATCCATATATAGGAGAGTTTCTTGTTGCAACATCACGTTTAAATCTACGAGCACCATCAATAGAATTGAAAGTGATAGGTTTTAAATATTGACCTTGTAAGTTTTTAAATTTTTCTTGTTGTTGAGATACAGAATATAAAGTAGGACAAAAATTTATCTTCTCTTTAAACTCTTTATTATCTCTTACACCTCTAACAAGAAGTTTACCTTTATGTTCGGTAACGTTTTTATAAAAGTTCATAATCCCTCAAATGCACAGTTAATCCATCTAATTCTTTTGTTAAATATATCTGACAACTTAATCTACTCACTTCTGGTTTATAACCTTTTTCATATTCTATTAATTCTTGTTCCATTGAGTTCGGTTGTATTGGTAATTTATCTGCCCAAGCATTACCTACATAGATATGACAAGTAGCACAGGCACAATTACCTCCACAATCAGCAGGTATCTCTGGAAGATTAGCCTTCTTAGCAGCTTCCATCAGACTAAATCCTTCTGGAATTTCTACTGGTATCTTTTCGTTATTGTTTCGTATAAAGTTAACTGTTATCATTTATTCAACGTTGGTAGGCCAGTTTCAGTTATTAGCTGTTTTTTTGGTGCTACTATCGTTGAAGTATTTTGACTATAGTTATCTAGTATTTGTTTTTTAGGTTTAGAAAACGAAACTACAAATGCTCTTTCAATTTCAATAGATTGACCTTCTGAATAAGGTGCATAAGGCGTCATCATTAATTGCACAGGTTTACCTGGTGCAGCTTGCGTAGGTATGATAACAAATCCTTTCTCTACTGTAATTGTCTTTTCGTTTTTTGTGATTTTACCAATGACATCTTCGCCTGTCATTAGCCTTACTTCTCTCTT